GAAGTTAGGGGCAATTCCTGACCAGAAAAAACAGCAGTATATCGACTATGCGGGAAATGATTTTTATTCTATTCGACAAGACTTAATCGAATATATTAAAGCAGTTTATCCATTAGATTATCAAAATTTTTCAGAATCTGATTTAGGAGTAATGCTAATTGAAATAGTAGCATACATGGGGTCCGTTTTATCTTTAAAGGGGGATATGCTGGCGAATGAAAATTATTTAAGAACAGTGAAAGTTCGTTCTAACCTAAGAAAACTTTTAGAATTGGTAGGGGTAGATATGCGGGGTCCCTTAGGAGCAGCGGCTTCTGCTAAATTAACTTGTACTACTGATCCTGTAGTAGCTAATTTTCCTCTAACTTATACGCCCAGTAATAGAGTTTTTGCTGTTACCTCGCGGGAAGATGGAGCCCCAGTAAATTATACGTTATATAAAATCGAAAATAATCTTATTCAAGATATTAAAAATGTTAATGCATCTTTTGACCTTTCAGGCGATGAAGCAGATAACGCAGTAAGTTCTGTCTTTACGAATGTGGCTATGTTAGAGGGATCTTTAAGTGTGCAGAAAGGAAATTTTGATTCATTAGAAGGGAACAAGCGAGTCTCTTTGACGGATTCCCCCATTATTGAAGGAAGTGTCCAAGTATATATTGATACAGGAAATTCTGCGGATCCTGCGAACGGATCTTATACCCAAGTTGATAGGCTATTTTCTGCGTCAGGCTTAAACGATAGAATTTTCCAAGTTATATACGATGATAATTATGCAGCCACCGTGTTATTTGGTGATAATGCTTTAGGTATATCTCCTCCAGCAGGATCAACATTTACAGTAGTGTATAGAGTAGGAGGGGGGAGTAGAGGAAATATTGGGAAAGAAATGATCAATGTGGAAACTACAGTTGAGACTGCGGGAGGTACCCCAGATGCTCTCACTATGACTACTGAAAATATTTCTGATGCTACAGGGGGCTCGGAAGCTGAAACATCCCAACATGCTAAAAAATATGCTCCCTATACTTTTAAGAGACAAGATAGAGTAGTAACTTTAGAGGACTATATCGCTATAGGCAATACTTTTAGAAGCTCTCAAGGAACTATAGGAAAAACTACTGCTGTTACTAGGGATGCTTTTTCATCAGCTAACGTTATTGATTTGTACACGTTAGAGAAGGCAGATGATTTAAGGCTTCAAAAAGCTTCCCCTACATTTAAAGAACAATTACTTGCAGAAATTGAGCCTAAAAAGATGTTGACTGATGAAGTAGCTGTCGTAGATGGGCTCGTTAGAACTTTAGATCTAGTAGTGACTATACGAATTGATAAAGAATCCGAAGCGATTGAAACCCAGATTTACCAAGAAGTATCTCAAGTTATTCTCAATCATTTCAGTATTGATAGTGCTGATTTTGGAAAGCCTTTTGTGGCATCGGAGTTAAATAGAGAAATTTTCAGGTTACCTAGTGTAAGGTATTCTACCGTGGATAATATGCCTGAGGTTACAACGGTAGATTTTAATGAGATTATTCAATTAAACAACTTTACTATTAATACTGTGTTAGTGTAATGTCCAGAAGGTATATAAAATCATCTAAGATCAATCAGTTAGATCAGGTTACTCCTGAAATAGTTGCGGTGGTGTCTGCTAAAGATAATATCGCAAGTAGGGCTCAGACACAAAAATACTTTAAGAGAAATTATTTAGAGGCTATCAGGCAGATAGTTCCTGATTTTTATTTTGAAGATGAGGTGGCGGCTAGTGGAACTCATATCTCTTATCCTAATCAATTAATTAACTCTCATATATTAGCTAATAAACATCAATCTACTATCCTCCCTGTTTCCTCTTTAACCTACGATCATTATCTTTCGGCTATCAATACCCCTTCGGGCTTTGCCAAATATTTTTATAAGCACTATAACCCCGCTCAAATTACGCCTGATGATTTTCAACGTAATATATTATTTCCTCTAAAAACCAAATTATCTAATTACAGTACTAGTCAGGCTTTTATAGACTATGTAAGTGGAACTCTCCTACCTAGTATACCTGCTATAGCTACAGGTTATCATGAGACTGATAACTTAGCTACTCTTACAGTTAGTGCTTATGCTAATGATTCTTCGGGGACCTATAAGTATTTAGCGAATAATTTAGGGTGGCTATATTTCCTTAATAGAGAAGGTCCTACAGATGGATTTGATCCTTCTGCGGGGCTTGCCACCTTAATGACAAATACTTTTTGGAGGGGGCGATCTCTTGTACTTGAAGATGTTATTAATATTTATCAGGAATACCTGTGGAAAAATCAACCAGTTTGGGGGATAGCAGAGAAAATTATCCCTACTAATTATGTTTCAGGAGTGGATATAAGTGCAGTTACGTGGACCAGTGGCACCCAATTACTAGATCGTCTTAAAACATTAAATAAGGTAGTATACTCTCCCCACTATCTGGATAGTCCTGATACAGCCGTAGAGGATGCTTTCTATACTTACCTTTCTACATCAACTCCTACTGAAGATGGATCATTAATTACTACTACAGAAGAAGCGGGACCTTTAACTCGTTTTCTGGAGGCTATGTCTTTCTCTATTGCGGATAGGATCACAGAGCATAATGAAATAGATGTTTTGTATGACATAGGAAAATGCCCTGATGAATTTTTAGAACTCTTAGCAGAATTAATTGGTTGGAAATTTATTGGGGCGGATGTAGACAAGTGGAGAGTACAATTAAGAAATGCCGTAGAAATTTATAAGATGAAGGGAACTAAAAGGTCCATTCAAATTTTAATGGATACTTTATTTTCTACAGGGGTCTTTAATGTTACCACTAGTGATACTATAAAAGAGTTGTGGGAATCTTATATTCCTGATTTAATGTACTATGCTCTTGCTACAAGTTCTCCTGCATTTGTGGATTTTGATGTTTACACTCCTGAGTTAGCTCGTCAGTTTGGTGTTCCTCATTACTCTGCGAGCAGCATGGAAACTAATATAAAATATACTATAGATAAAATTCTATTCGATTTAACCCGAGAATTTCCTAATAGTTTTTATTTAGGGGGTAAACCATTCCCTCAACTAGAATTAGTATCTTCCAGTACAGGAGAAGCTTATACAGGTCCTTACCATATTCTTCCTCCATCGAAGGGAAATACTCCTATACCACGATGCAATGTTCAAAGAGGATTATTCAGACCTCCTCCGAATGTTCCTAGTCCATGCCACATACGAGTTCCACCTCCTCCCATCTTTCTTGAATCTCAGTGGCCCGTATTCAAAACGGGGTCTAGAGCAGGACCTGATTCTGAATTTTTGCAATTAAAGTATGATCCTACTTTTATGTTCTTCTATAGAGACAAGGTTAACTTAGTTCCTCCGTATGAGAATAGACAGTATTATACAGCTACTAAAATTACAGAAAATTTATTAGAGCGTATTGAGTATTATTTAATATGTTACGGAGTAGATAAAGCTTTTGCTAAACAAGTTGTAACTTTCTGTAGGAACAATCTTACTGCAAGTCTGGACGCAGATACGGTTATTAATAGTTTTCTTTTGTTCACTAAAACTAAGCAGTACCCACCAAATTACACTACAATTTTAAGAGACTCTACTAAACAACGTTTAGTAGATCCCATAAAACTTCTAAGTTTGTGGAACGGTAAATCGTCTCACTTTATCATGAGCTTTGAGGCTAGTTCTTTTGATTGGGATGGGCAAGCTTTACGGTCTACAAGCAAGTATGGAATCCAAAAAGTTATGAGGGTTTTGGATCAAGTTATTCCAGCCCACGCTATCCCTAAAATATTAGTTTCTGTATCTGATGTAGCAGATACTATGGATGCTATAGCAGATAAAGATTGTAGAGAGTGGAGACCCAACTTTACAGATCTAGGTTCTAGTGACATTACTACTAACTATGCAATATGTGCAGTGGATATGGAATCTATAGCTGTGGCAAATGGGATACCCCCTAAACGATTTAAACGCGGTCAAGTAAACAATATTAACGATGTGTTATTTGCATCTGGCGTAGATGATTTTATTTCTGTCCCTAGAAACTCTTTAAGAAGAAGGAGTTATCATAATCTATTACCAGAAACTAAATTCTTTACTAGAAATGGAAGAAATAATCCAGGCAGCTTAGAGATGTCATCTCCAAGTTACTACTCTTCTTCAATAGGGTATCTTCCTTTAGGCTTTATACCTTCTTCTTTACAATTTCAATCTGTAGCATTACGCCAAAACCCTAGGGGGAGGGGTATAGGGAAGTTAATAGATTATGATAATCTAAATGCCGTGTGGGATATATGTCAGAATTTATTATCCCCTAGTTCAATATTTGGATATGATGTGAGTAACACGTTTGCCTCTAGAGCAAAACAGATTGTAGCAACATCGGATTGTAATACTTATGGCAGAAGGGGTCAATTACAGGAAATTATTTATACAATGAATAAGATCCATAACAGAGAAAAATATCTTCAAGCTAGTTCGATAGTTTCTGGTTATTTGGATGAGTTTGGAGTTATAAATCCTAATTGGCCTACAAGTAGTACTTTGATACAACCTACTGATTTTAGTGCATGGTATAATGAGAAAGATATAGATGTTGTACCATCTATAGCTAACTCTTTACTTAACCAAGAATCATCAGATGAGTCTTTAACTTACTATGAAGATTTTGCTTTTGGTTCAAAGGTACACAAATTATATAATGTGTATAATAGTAGTAGTTACTTTAGTGGGCATGGCTTAACTAATAATTATAATCTACTAGGGGTTCCAAACTTTTTCTCCCACACTTTTGGTCCACTTATTTATAATTCTAATTTTGATATTGATGGATCTACCTTAGGTACTAGTGGGTATCTTGCAGCTAGTGCGGTTACCTATGAGGTAGATTTATCCTACTATGGAGGGAGTGGGGTTTTAAGTTTATCTGGAGTTAAGGGAGATTATGAGGGGCTCGGAACTTATGCAGCCTCAACCGCTGGGGATGTTTTCCTTGCTCATCCAGAATTTCGTAATAGCAATATTGTAAGTGCCGTAGAATTGGTGGATACGTCAGCACCTTATACATTTGGATCTCATCCCATTTTTTCTGTATTTAAATTAAGTAGAGATGACCAAAGTAAGTATGCTTATTCTAGTTATTTAATTAACAATCAAATTATTAAATATCACCGCTCTACAAATAACGATTTGTTCCCGCGTCTTAGAATTAAAATTGATAATTCTAATTATAATAATAAATCTCGAAACTTTTTAGAACCTAATCATGAATATGAGGTAACTGTAAAGGCTCATAATTTAGATGTAAGTAATGCAGAAGTAGGGGGGCTAAAGCTAGGGCTATGGGTGAGGACTGAACCAGAGAACGATGAGGTGTGGTCTCATGTACCCGCAGGAGCATACGATAGGTGCGGAATTTTATTAGATAATTGGGAACCTATACGGGTAGCTGATTTATCTTCTGCTAATGGAATTAATCTTGTGAGTACTAAAGCTGATTATAAACCTTTCCACTCTAAGAGTTTAAATAGTGTAATTGGGAGTGGAGTAGGGGCTTCTATGGGGGCAGGAATAATTATAGATAGTTATGATTTTAGATGTTGGGAACCTATGCTTATAGAGTCTACCTTAGTAGGGACAAATCCCCAAGCTATTGCTAATGCTAAAGAAAGAACTCGTCAAGATCTTACGTTTAGATTTACTACAGAAAATAATAGAACTATTAAACCAACAGCCAAATATTTAGATGAGTTTGGGAAGGTTCATCGGACTGATCAAAAATATGTTTTAGAATTTTTTGTTCCTCAGTCTAGTAAGAATGCGAGTAAATTTATAGTCTTCGAAGATATAAGTATTAAAGATTTAACGAACTATAATAATTCGGTTATTAAAACTAAATATGGTGAAGCTCAATTAGACTCTAAAGATTTAAAATCTGTGTTTAGATTCTTTAAAGATATTAGTACAGGATTTGCAAGTAGGAATTCAGCCATCACCTTAGGAACTATGGAAGTTTCAGGCGGCAGTCGTATGAACTACAGATCGAATAAAGAAATGTATACTAATGAAGTGTGGGGAGAGCAGGGTGCCCTCACTCTTAGTAATAAATTCGGGAACTTTGTATCGGGGATAGAAATTCATGAGGGGTAAAGTAGAAGTATATGCAATCCACTCAGATGGCTCTGAGACGCTCCTCTTAGAGGAGCCTAATCTCGTAGTGGATGGGGCTGGGGAGTCGATTGTAGACATGCTTACGACCCCCTCATGCACCCTAGGGATAAGCCCTAAGGTGATGGACACATCTAACTGGAGATGGGGAGCTATTTCTTTTGGTCCCGCTGCTGCTTCCTTCTCAGCGAATGCTTATTTTTTCCCATCTGGAGGAATTTATTATAACGAAGATGATTTATGTGACGGAGTTAGTGCAGATGTAAATTCTTACATTAATCAAATATCTACAGATCGTATTATACGTCCTCGGTGGTTAAGCGGTACGGTCACAGATCCTACACCTTCTACTTACACTCCTCCTTATCAATTACCCTCTTACCCTGATCCTTTAAATAAAAAACTTGAAGATGCTAGTACTGCGTATTCGATTGTGAGTGGGGATGGTACTGTAAGTTATGGACATTTTGAAAATAGACCTAATTTTGCTTCAGGTGATGCCTCCAGTTATTTCCAAGGAACTTATGCATTATCAGGACAGACTCTAACTACACATCATCAAACAAGTGGGATACTTGTAAGCTCATATGAAGGAGATTGGCAAGCTGATCCTTATTTACATATGACTCAGCCCAGTCCCAATTTTGAATCTCAAGCAGCTTTGGGTCTGGGTGGAACCGCTCCTGTTAATGTTTTTAGTTATTATAATTATTATTCTCAAATGGATTTACGAGGATTTATTGAAACAACTTATGGTCCTGATTGGGTGTCCCCTAATAATATAGGGATGGTAGCTGTCTCTGGTGCAGTTGCAGGGGTAAATGCAGTTGATCTGGTAATAGATCCCAGAGTAACCATAAACACTACAATTTGGGGTGGGGATTTATGGGCTATGAATTTATATGGGGGGCTACATCAGATAGGCTTATGGAGTGTGAACTGTAAAGAGAGCCTGAAGAACCAGGAACCCCCTTTTACTATGGGTCCAACATTGACTCGTCACAATCTAACCACTGGAGTAAGCCCAATAGAATATAGATTATTTGCTAAGAAAACCTTTACAGAAAACTTAGCTCAGGTTAAAGATGATGCAGTAACAGGCCCAGGAATTACGCGACCTCTTTCTGGGCATGTAATGTTAGGGGGGATAAATGTACTTGGTGTATCGGATTACTTACGTCTTAGATTAAGTTGGACAATAGATTTTAGGGCTAAACATGGTTAATGGACATTTAACAATTTGTAAGATATACAAGGATGGCACTAAAGAAATCGTCTTAGATAAATCTAATATGATTACGAAGGGGTTAGGGTCCTCTTTAATTGATATATTAGAAGGTCGCGGAGCGGTATATCATGAAGACTTTGTACCTTATTATTTTCAAGTAGGAACCAGTAGTGTAGATACTCTTAAGTTTATTTCTGACACTTCGGCTTATTTTTATCAACTAAGTTCTCCTCTATCCTGGTCGGAATACGGAGATGATACAGATCTTATTCTTGATGAAAGGTATAGAGGATTCTATGCTTCTACAGTAGATGATGGCCTTACTTACGGAGAGTTGTATGGAACTAGTGGGGCTTTATCAGCGGTTGTATTTTCCGGTACTAATCAATATTTTGGGGAAGTTCCTCCAACTAAAATAAGTAGAGTATACTTAGATTCATTTGAAGCAGTAATTGTTTTAGATGAAAAAACAGCTAACGATAAAAATATTAGTGAGATAGGACTCTTTTCTAAAAACCCGAGGGGATTTAGAGGGGATTCCCCATTATTAATTGCTTATAAATCATTTACCCCTGTGCCAAAGAGTAGTGCATTCTCTTTAGTTATGCATTGGAGAATTGGTTTCTTAGGGTTAACTACTAATGTAGATGAGGTATTCGGGGATGGGGGTGGCTTGGTGGGGGATGTACCTGATGATACTTTACGGATAATAAGTGGCCCTTTGGGTGACCCCTAGATAACTATAATAGATGGAAGATAAAATGAAACAACATGATAATTTAGATCCTTCAGGTCATTTGGAAATTTATAAAGTATATGCAGATGGAACTGAAGAGCAGGTATTTGATGATCATAATGTCATCACTTCGGGAATGGGAGTGGGATTAGGTCTTCTATATGCAGGATCAGGAGCCATAACTGTAACTAATTTTCAAATCAGATATTTCCAATTAGGTGTATCGGGGAATACTATAATTGATTCTTATGGAGTATCTGAAACTACACTGGTTTCAGCATTAGGTCAGGACCCTGGTGGGGCTGCTGGGGCGTATGTCCTTACTCATTACAATCCTGGGGGCGACTCTACTCTTCCCCTCGTAGTCCATGATTTAATGGAATATAATGGGACTTCGAAAGCAGTTACTAATGGGGGAGATAATTGGGTATTTGCAGTAATCTCTGAGAATAGTATTAAACGAGTGGATCTTAATTCGGTAACCTATATACTATACGTAGATCGTAATACGTGTAACGGACAAATTGTAAATGAAGTTGGACTGTTTATGGAGAACCCTTTAGGAGTAGGTACTAAGAGGTCTAATTTAGTAGCTTACAGACCTTTTGTAAATATTAATAAGACAGATGATTTTGCATTAGTTTTTAAATGGACGTTGAATTTCTAACATGGCATTTTTAAAATATGATTTATATCTAGCTTCTGGAACAGCACAGTTGATTAACAACTGGGTTGATCCTGTTTATAAGTTTGATTCTAGTTCTTTCTATAACTGGGAACAAGATAACCTTCCTATTTACGATCTAGAAGATCGTGATGATTTCTTGCATGAGATGGCTGGGTATCCCACTTCTGCTGTAGATGGGATTATGCTCACGGTGTCCGATTGCGGTATTGATAATAAGAAAGTATTTGGAACTCTTTCTTCAGTTGTAGATGCTTTACCCAATACAATCAGGTTTCCAATCATTGTCGAAGTGGCTACCAGTGGACCCTTAGGAGGTCTTCATTTAGAAAATATAGACTTTGAAGGATCGACAGCGGGATTAGAGATTATAAATAGAGGATTTGCTAAAGCTATATGTGGCAGCAGTACGTCACCATCAAGTAACGTGGCTACGGCATATGGCGCGCTCTCTGAGGGAAGCTCCATCGAAACATTTCTTTCAATAGACTTAAGTACTACGATGACGGAATCTTCTTCCTTAGGGGTAAGCGATACAGTATGGCAGAGTAATGAGANTGGAGCTTCAGTATGGTGGAATTACTATACTAGAGCTTTCGTGCAAACCCCTGAATGGAGTAAGGCGGCTGCTGCATCCCCACGAACTGTTACTATCTCATCAAGATTTTTAGATGTCGTAAATGTTGATCCCTTCTTAACGGGTACTGCCAATACTTTTACTGTTAATGATTATGCTGATAATTCAGCAAGTTCAGACGTAGTTGTGACGAATCTAGCTGATGATTCATTAGTAGTGAGGCAAGATATTCAATCGGCTGCTACAGCCCGTGCTCCTGCGTTAGTATATGCTAATGACTTGAGTGGGGTATCTGTTAAAGATTGTACGGGTAGAATTTATATTAGAGGCTTCTGTGTAGATGGAGGAAACCAAGCTGACCTCACCACAGGAAGTCCCTCACAACGCACAAATGTCGGATTTGATATTCAAAATTCTGATGTGGTTATCGAAAATTGTACCGCTGCTCGCTGTAAGAACGCAGGACTACAAGCTGTTAATTCTAATGTTATTTTAAACAGAGGATTTATAGCTTTCCACAATTATGAATTACAAAATGGAGGGGCTACATTAAGTGAAAAAGTAACTTCCAATCCTACTGCGGGACTTCGGGCTATTAATTCTAATATTACTTTAAGTGCATCTACAAACATGCTAAAGGGTCTTCCTATTGATTCTCCGTTTAGTTTTTACAGAAACATGATCGGGATTGAACTTGAAAATTCACAATTAGTAACTCCTCCTAATTGCAAGGGAGGAACCTCTAATGCTACTAATTTAGCGGGAGTTATTACAGACAATACTTATGGAGCACAAACTATTGTCTTACAAACTTTCTTTAATGTAACTTGTGGGATAAAAGCCAAAAACTCTTTAATTGAAACAGGATATAGGGTGGCATCCTTCCAAAATACGGTGGGAATGAAGCTAGAAAATAGCACATATAAAGTAGCTCAATCTTCTGTAGATCACAATCAAGAATATGGGATCTTGGCTAATGGATCTATCGTTAATTATAATAAGAATGGAGATCTCATAGGGTATGATTCTGCTGGTGGCCCATTCTATCCAGTAAATGAGTTTACTAATAATGGACAACATGTGTTACTTAACTCATCTGAATTTATTCCCACCTATGCAGCTAGTGCGATGTCTACTAACTATGAGATTCTTCAATTCAGTGGTAACCATGGGATTGAACAGCGTTCTGAGGGAGATAAACAAACCTTACCAGGGGTAGTAGTTGATAACGGATCTTATATGAATTCAGTAGCTACCCAAGCAATCCTCCTTACAGCAAATGGGGATGCAGGTACTTATCTTACTGANGGAGCTATTAAAGGTGCAGCTTTTAGGGTTACAAATGGCAGTCATTTAGAACTTCAAGGTCATGGAACTAAAGCTACTTTAGTGGTAGGTCCAGAGCTTTGGTCAAAGCAACAGAAAATAGCTGCTTTATATGCAGGAAATAATTCTCATATTTATGTTGCAGGACCCACTACTATTTGCCAAGCTGGCGTGGATGCTTTAGCTGAGGATAATTCTAAGATCTCATTTGGACCTCATCTTAAGGATGGTATTATAGATGCCAGTGGGTGGGCTTTGGCGACCGCAGCTAATCAGACACAAGTTAGACTACATGCTACACGGGCTTGTCTGGTAGCTAATAGAAACTCTACTATAAGTATGAAGGACATGGGAGACTATCATGCTCGATGGAACTCTAAGTATTTAACGAATCCAGATTATCCTACGGGTAACGAAAGTGACGGATATAATACCTCAGCCTACTGTTCTTCTGGCTACCTTCAATTTTATCCTAATCCTTATCTAGATTATTCAGTATATACTGGATTGCTGCCCCAAGCTAAGTATCCCACCAATATTGCCAACGTTACGGATACATTACCGTTAACACCACTTCCTTGGAATTGGACAGATACAGGAGTTGGTGTGTCGAGCCTTTCTTGGGGCGGGTTCTGTGTGAGGGCAGTCGGAGGTAGTCATGTAGAGGCGCAGAATGTATGGTTCCCTACTGGTTGGACCAATACTTCAGGACCAGTTTATAATGCGTCTGGTCCTGGCTGTGATCACTTGCGTATTTGGAATATCGCTGATAATTCAGAATTACATGCTTCTTACTTATCCGTAGGAAGTGACCAAGGTCCAGTAGGGGCATCCGTTCATCCTCAAGATGCTAGTGCTGCTTATTATGGGCCTAGTGCTATGTGGTGTTCTGGGACAACCCCCGACATTCTTTTTGGGGCTCCCTCTTCTACCCCAAATACTTCTTCTCTAAGTATATTAGACTCCTTTGGTTTGGGAGCAAACCCAGGAGCAGCCTATGGATATGTTGGGAAAACAGACCCCGAAAATATGGGACCTTTCAGGATATATGTCTCTCCTCACCCTAAAGCTAAATTTTTAGGCTTCCCTAGGAATGGTGCAGGGTGGTATTTTAATCCAGAACAATCAATCGGGTCGTTCCCGAGGTGTAGTATGGGGTATGATTTTA